AACCCCCACCGAATGGTGAGGGCTTAAACATAGAAATATAATTAAAATTAAACTGGCATTGTTGGTGTAATAACCAATGCAATACTTGCCGCTGAATTGGCATCAACAATTCCTGGGGGTAATTTCTCTTGACTTGAAAAAGTGATGGTATTCAAACGGGCATCGCCCATCTGTACACCCCATGAAGATGATCCGCCATTGGCATCACAACCCAAGGTTTCACCCAACAACCAAAATTGGTCGTTTCTATCCCAAACGATGATTTGCCATCTTCCTTTAGTCAATGTCTGAATCGCATCCATGTCAACATCACCCGTAACGGCGGTAAGGCCACTTGGCTTGAATGACAATGTAAAGATGGTTTCATACATAGATGTTCCATTATCGCGTGATGCGGTGATGGTGGTTTCGATGGTTGACAAACCTTTTAATTCCCAAAATGGTGCTGCAATTGGAGTTGATGTCGTTCCATTGTCAATCAATGTTACAATACCACTTCCGTTTTTGGTAACGCGATTCGCAAATTCAAATGGCACGAAATACGCTGCCTTAATTCCACCCACATATTGCTTACATGGTTCGTATCTTCCTAATAATGTTCCACAACTTGGCATATCTTTTCTATTATCTTGGTTAAAAAAAAGGGGCGGGTGTTTATGCCCACCCCAAGTTTATATCTATCCTATATTATTAGGTTATGTTTAATACAACTTGTTGGGTTGGGTTAGTAGCAATGATACCACCCGTAAAACGCATGATTGTACGAACATTCTGTGAACCATCAATGTCACTCATGTCAATTACCTTCACTTCGTTGTAATCACTCAATAATCCCGTTCCAAAGTGCAAATCACTTTTAAGACCCAATACACAATCCGAATCGTTAAGACCTGGACACATGGTAACGGGAATACCTTGGAAGTTCATTGGCTTCTCACCAACATAGAATTGGAAATTGTAGTTACCCGCAGATAACGCTGCTTGATACGCCTTCATGGTAATTGGTCCAACATAGAATTGGTATCCTTCTTTACCATACAATGCTGCTGGTGACGCATCCAACATTGATTGCAAACGAGCAACAACATTTGATCCACTTGTTGCACCCGAACCCGCACTAACGATGGCCGAGTTGTCAATCAAGTATTGAACCATACCACCCGTGTAGAATGTATTGGTTTTCCAAATACCTAATTCAACACCTTGGGCAACTTCTGCTGCCACTTGGGCTAACAAAAATTCCTCAAATGTTGCTGGTAATTTTTCAAATGCACTGAATCCCGCTTGGGCTGCTTCCCATGTTGTACGCAAGTTGTTTTTACACAAAGTTAAGTTTACTTGCTTTTCAACTGTGGTCAACACATATTCGCCCAAAGTTACTGATGAACCATCGGTGTAATCACAAGTTGCAGAATCAATTGCAACTGTGTTCTGCCAATTACGGATCACTTCTTTGTAAGCCACATTGGGGTGCAATGTGATAAGTTCTTTTGACAAGGTTTCACCCGACAAAAGGGCGGCGGCCACATACTTGCCACTCCAAAGACCCGCGTAGGTATTGGGGGAAACTGTTGGGCCACTCAAATTGATTTTGTTTAATTTATTGTTCATTTCGTGGTTTAGTTGAATAGTTGATTAAATACTCGGTCTTTTACTGACTCGGCTCTTTTATTGCCCATGTGGAATTGCAATTTCTTTGCTTCTCCGTTTGATTCTGGGTTATGTAATGTATGTGGTGCTGGTTCGGTTGCCAATCGCTCGGTCAACTCTTTGTTCTCGGCACTCAATGCGATTTTCTCGCTTTCCAATGCTGATAAACGGGCTTCAAACTTGGCTTCCAATTCGCTCATCTGTTTGCTAAAATAAGATTCTTCCATTTCTGTTTTGCTTTTAACAACTTTCTTTGCCATCGGCATTTCGGTCATTGGTTCTTCCATTGGCATATCCTCGGCTTCAACGATTGCTTCTTCCTCGGGGGCTTCTTCCTCCTTGGTTGCGATTTCAACGATTGTACCATTTGCATCCACGGTCATTACATTTCCGTTTTCCAATGCAAATTCACCTTCTGGTGTTGGGATGTTACCATCTGGTGTAACGATAAATACCGCTTCACCCACGGCGAAATTGTCTGATTCAAATGTGGCTTGACCATCATCGGTCTTAACTTGTGCCAAATCAACCTCGATTGTGGCTTCGGGCTTTAATCCCAAAGTTGCCAATACGCGGTTTAATGTTTCGGTTGCGTTCATATCTAAAATACTTTAATTGTTTACTTTGTTTGATTTTTGAAATTCGGTAAGGATGTCAATCACCTTCGCCAACTTTTCCTCATCGGTTTCAACCTTTGATAATGGCATTGACCTATCCGCAAAATAACCTTCGATGCTGAATCCTTTAACACGACCCGTTTTAACATAGTCGTTCCAAATCTCATCGTTGGTAACCTTCAAACATCCCATCCAAGTACCGATTGGATCGTTCATACCATAGATGGCACTCTTATCCTTTTCCATGTCCTCTTTAATCCAAGATTCTACCATGCAAATACCTTGCACCGCCATATCATGTTCGATGGTTGCTTTGCCTTGGTTGCCCTTCATTAAAAACATTTGCGATGCACGGGATACGGTATTCTTAGAAAAATACACATAAAATTCTTGCATCTCACCATTCATCACTTGTTTGCGGTAAATGGGCTTGTCGGGAATTAATACTGGCCCCATCAAGATGCGTTTTTCGGCATCCACCTGGGCAAACTTTATTTCGTGTGATTTCAATGCAATGAAATTGGATTCAATCGCGGGGGCTTCCACGATGCTTATCGCATCAATGCCACTTGCCATTTGTTGGTCGTCCAATATCAATTCAACGATTCTCATTATTTCAACTTATCCAAATAAGTGGTGTTGAAAGTTAAATCCCTTTGCAATGGGTAAAAATCATTGCCATCCAAAGTTTTAATTGCTGCTTCTAAATCGGCAACCGCATCTTTTGGAACACCCAACGCTTTTAATTGTGCTTGGAATTTATCGTAACCACTTTTGATTTGAGAATCCAACGATGCCAATTGTGCGGCCATGTCTTTATTCTTTGCGATGTAATCGGGAACCTGTTTTTTCAATGTGTTGATTTGGTCCGCGAATTTGCTTGTCGCATCTTCCAATTTACGGGCGGGGCCAACTAATTTTCCCGCTTGTCCAATCAACTTAATCAAATCTTCCTTTGCACCCATTTGTACTTGGATTAATTCGGCATTTGATAATTCAACTTTGTTAACGGCACTTGAAGCCATGAATTTATGGAATGATGTTTTCATATTATCTATAAAACTAATTATCCTGGGAATGTTGCATTTGTTTGAATCCGCCTATCCAACGCTTGTTGTGAACTCATATCGTTTCCAACCACATAGGCCTTTGCGGGTTTGTTCATGTTCCTATTCAAACTCGCCGCCATTTGTGCCGATGGGTCTGCGGTTCCGCCAATAATGGAAACACTTGGCCCCGTGCTTGGCATTCCTCCCGAATCCGATTGGCCTGGTATTTCAGTCGATACAATCTTCCGAACATTTGCCAATCCCGCTGCAACTACTCCCGCCGCACCAATGTAACCTAAAATGCCACCTTGTGCAAACGCCTTCGTTGCACCCGTGTATGTATCGATGATGGCTTGTGCCACTGCCAATGATTTACCCATTGCGGTTTGTTCACCCACCAATTGCATCACCGAACTCAACGCATTTGATGTGGCATCGAAGATGGCTAACTTGGCATCCTTTTCGGATTTGCTTAACTCCACCGATTGTTTGGTGGCGTTGCGCTTAATGTCCAATTCTTTGTTTGCCAACTGCAATTCCAAATCGGTTGTGGATTGGCCTAATTCCTTTTTGGCTTGAATCATGTTGCGCAATCTGTCCAACTCTAAATTGGCCAATGCATCTTGTAACGCCTTTTCGTTTTCAATCGTTTTGGTGGCCTCTAATTGCTTAATTGCAATCGCATCATCCACCGCCTTCAACTTGTCATCGTTCGCCTTCTGGGTGTCGTCTTTGGTCTTTTCTTGGCGTTTCTTTTCCGCATCCTCGTCAATCTTGGCAATGTCATTGTTAAACTTGGTTTGTGC